GTGGGAAAAGCCTTGGTGGTACGTAGAATCTCCCACGCCGTGATCTGCGCGGTGAGGTCCGCGATCGTGGCGTAGGCGCGTTGCAACGCGTCCCGCTGCACAAGCTCCCGCTGCACAAGCTCCCGCTGCACAAGCTCCCGCTCAGTCAGCGGTGTGTCGCCCTGCGCGTCCTCCTCGTCTGTGCCTGGCTGTTTGCGTGCCTCGGCGTCGGCCAGGTCACGGATGATGTCGTCGAGGTGCGCGTGGGGGACGGGCGGCTGGCAGCGATCCGCCCACGGTCGCAAGATGACGCCTATCTCGCGGGGGCTGAGCCTGCGATGGAGGTAGTGACCGACGAGCTTCAGCAGGACAGTGCGGCGCTGTCCTGCCGGAGCGCCCTCTTCGAGCAAGCGGGCGTACTCATCATCGCCGTTAGTATCATCGCATGAGGCGCGATCGTCGCCGCTCGCCGCGCCGCGCCGCTGTGCCGTGCCGCGCTTGGCTGAGGGCGCTTGGGCCGCCAGGGATTCAAGCTGGGCGCGGGTGACGATGCCCGCGCCGTCGGGGTAGACCGCTGTGGCGCGGCGCCAGGGCCGTTCAGGGGTGTTTTCACCCTTCGCCGTGACCGTGCCGGGGATGCGGGTGATGCGTGCGGTGTTGGAGTTGGCGACATCGACCGTGGCGGTCGCCGTGGTGAAGCGCGCGGAGAGGGCCTCCAGGTCTCGCTTGATAAGCTGCCTGGACATCTCATCGTTCGGGAGGTCGATCTCGTACAGGAGCCCGCCACCATTGCCCGAGGATGTCTCGACGCGGGGTGGCGCCCAACCCAGGCCGTCCAGGTAGGCGCGGATCTCGTCGCGCCTTACCAACGCGGCGGCGCGCTCCTTGTCTGTGGCGGACACGCCGGTCGGATTGGCCGCGTCGATGTCAATGAGGAGATGCCGTCGCATCAGGATGTGCTCGTCGGGGGTTGTATCGCCTTTATAGGCGCGGGTGGCCCCTTTATTAAAGGGGCGGCGGCGTGTCCCGTCTTTCTTCAGCGCCAACGTTGGCGCGTCGGGATCGACCGGGTTCATGGTGAGGTAGACGCCGGCCGCGTAGCTAGGGTGGATGTGCTGCGCGGCCGCTACAAAAGCGTGCTGGTCGGTGAAGTAGGCGCTGTCGATGATTTTCTTGCCGTATTGGTCGGTTTCCTGGCGGATGATACGCATCTCACAGATGCCGCCCGGTTCGGTCATGGCGTCCCAGAACGCGCCAATGGCGGCCGGGTCGGTGGTAGGGTACAGGTTCTGTGTCGTCTGATAGTCGCGGGCTGTTGCGGCGCTCATCGTCCACCCCCTACCAAATGAGGGTGTGGACGTGCTACAATATAGATAGCGCTCATAGCGCGTAACTCCGTTTTCTACTACGGCCGGTTGCACAAAACATCTTGGCGGGTGACTTGTGTAGCCGGTTTTTCATGTCCTGCGATAGTCTCGCAGTGGCATTGCCCTGTCATTGACCCCTTGTGACGGTAGTCGTCTATCATCTATGATGGAAGGCAACGACACAACGGGCGTCAACCCGTACCTTTGCCAAATGAGGCGGCTCACCTTTGAGCCTGTGTCGTGCTGCGGAGCGCGTAACCCCGGTCTCTTTGTCTGCTAAACTTGTGGCCGGGGTATGTGCTTTTCTCTTTTCATGAGGCCATCGCTGGCTCCTTCTCTTTGGCCACGGCCCGCGTCAGCTTGTCGAGTTCGTCCCGGCGGACAACCCAGCCCTTGCCAATCTTGCGAGCGGGCAGTATCCCCGTTTGGCACCAGAACCTGACGGTCGATGGCGCGGCTCCCAGGAGTTCGGCCGCGTCCCGTGCGGAGACGGCAATGGGTGTCAATTCAGGATTTCTCATCATCCTATCCCCTCTCGTTGACTAGCGTTTCTAGCATCTACCCTAGTCTAACCTACTTTATCGCGTTTAATCGGCCTAACATACTCCCCTGGTGAAAACGTCACGATTTAGGCGTTTTTGGTGGCCGGCCGCGGGGTAAGGGCGGCAGGTTGTTGGTCTCTCGATAGAGGCGGATGAGTTTGCGCACCCCGTCGCCTGATCCTATCCGCCCAACCACGGACCCGTCGTCAGCCGTCAGTGCGGCGGTGAAAGCGGGGTTTTCGGCGATCTCCTCGGCGCCGTTCGTTTCATAGAGTCGATTGGCGATCTCTCCCGCGAACAGACGCCTTTCCGCCTTCATGTCGCGCCTGCTCTTGGCTGTTTGGCTCGTTCCATAGGGTAAACGGTCAACTTGCCGTGCATCCTCAAAGAGAGTCATCTCGATGCGTTGGGCAATGTCCCACTGCTCACCCCTGATGTCCTCCTGGCGCTCCAGTCGGGGCGATCCCTCCTCATCTATCTTTATGACGAAGGGCCAGGGGTAGCATGGGTCAATAATGTCACTCCCTTCTCGTATCTCTTCGGGCCAGCATAGCAAGTGTCCGACGAGCAAGTAATAGTGCTTGTTCCGGCGCAACTTGCCGGGAGTAAACACCCCAGCGCCCTCCCGTATCGTGTTTGTGATGACTTGAAACGCTAGGTGTCCCTCGGGAGATAGCTTAACCGGAGGTGGCACACTTGGCCATAGATCGACGGGAACAAAAGGGCCGGCCGCCGTGGTCGCCATAGCGAGCACCATATTCAAATAGTCGGGGATAACCCTCAAGTCAGCGGCGCTGAACATAGTCAGCCATCGCTGATGAGCAGCTTGAAACTCTGGTCCGTTGCGCCACCACGTAATACCGCCCGCCTTCCATAGCTCGGCGATGATGGGATTTAAGCGCGCATCTTGTGCGGCGCGCTCGTCAGATGTGAACGTGAACGCGGGCACGAACGGGACGGGGGCGGACGCGGACATGGCGGTGCTCACGTCCACTCCCCCACGGACTGATGCAACTCTGACCGATCGCGCTTCGCATAGGTCCGGCTCGTTTCGACGTGCGCGTGCCCCAATTGGGCCGCTACCTGTAACAAGTCGTGCGTCTGCCCATAAAGACGCGTTCCGGCCGTGTGCCGCAAGCTATGGAGCCCGCGCTCGGCGACGCCGGCCTCCTCGGTGAGGCGCTTGATGCGATACCACGCGGCCTGGCGTGTGCGGTAGGGCAACACGTACTCATCGGCCTGGGCGTGCGGGATGGCCGCTAGCGCCTGTCGTAGCCCCTTCGACAGCACGACCGTTCGACGTTTGTCGCCCTTACCGTGCGTTATGACAAGTTCCTTCGTCGTCATGTTGACATCGGCCCACCGTAGCCCGAGCATCTCGCTCGCCCTCAAGGCGCCATGCGCCCCGAGCAGCACGAGCACGCGGTCGAGCCGTGCCATGGTCTTGGCGGCGGGTCCACCCTCGGCCTCGCGGCGGTCGATGACGGCGAGCAGGGCCGACACCTCATCCTCGCCGTAGGCGGCGCGCTTCTCCCAACTGGCCGTGCTATCGTGTGGCGCCCGCGCCTCGCCGAAGGGATCGGCCGTTGTCGCCCTGCACCATCGTAAGGCCCGATAGAGTAACCGCCCCGCGGCGAGGTGTACTTGGACCGTTGACGGCTGGTAGCCTCCGCGCTGTCCCGTGCCTGCCTGGAGAGTGGCCACCCAGGCCGCGCCGGCGTCGTCGTCGTTGGGGGCATCGGGATGGAGCATGGACACCGTGGCCCAGTCCGCGATGAGATGGGCGATAGCCTCACGGTACCGCGCGCGGGTCCTGTCTGATGTTCCGATGCCTGCCCGCCCCTTGAGGGTGAGGTACGCGTCGGCTAGAGACCACAACGCGTCGGTGTCGTGGGCGAGCGCGGCCGCCATGGCACGTCGCCGCCGCGCATCGGCTGGCATATCTGTCCAGCCTCTCATGCGGTCAGTAGGAGCAGCTCCGCGCCCGTCGTGGAGCACCAGCGCCCGCGTTTGCTCGCCCATCGTTCACACTCCCTGTCACCCGCGCTATCGCGTGCCCTGCGCTATCTGTCGTTACCTGCGACAATGGGCGATTGTCCGACGCCAACGAGGCGTACACTAATGCGACAGATGCCCAATTCGGTTAAAAGCGGCCTAGACGACGGCCGCTTCCTCTTCCCGTTGCGCCGACCGTAGCATGCCGCGATCGCGCGTGTCGCGGACGACGAACCGACGCGGCCCGTCCCCCTCGGCCGTCCGCAGCTTCGTGGCAGTCGCTCTGGCGTCCTTCTCGATGCGGAAGGGGCCAGCGGCTATCTCCTCGATGCGCTCCATCCAGTCCAGGTCCCGCGCCGCAGCTTTACGATCGACAATCCCGAGGTCGAGCCCGTCAGGTTCGATACCCAGGTCGGCGGGCTCGTAGCGATAGGCGATCACGTCAAACGTTTGGTCGCCTGCATCGACTAGGCCCACGCCAACGAGTTCCGTGAAACTGAACCCCATGTACGGGGGGTCAAACTCAAACTGCCCGTCCTCGTCGCTGTACTCCGATGCGACACGTTCAACGGCGTCTACCACGGCGAACGCCTCGGCGAACGTGAGCAGGCGTAGGCGAGCGATAAGCTCGTCAATATCGACCTCCGCATGGGGGAATGGCTCCATGCGCGCGCGCGCTTCCGCCGTCAAGCGCATCCCCATCCTCGAAAGGATGTCTGCCTTCCTCGTGCGGTCGTCCTCTATGACGTCCTTCATGCGCGCGACGTACGCCCACACCATCAGCGGGTCAACACGGTATGCGCCATCGTCGTCGCGGCCATGCCGTCCTGGACCAGGCGCGGCCGCCTCCGTGACTGCGCGCACGATGACGCGCGCCTCCCCAATCGTGAACGTGGGCAAGGAACGACGTAGCACGCTGTAGTAACGCCCGAGGTCGCGCTTGGCCACGACGGATTCGCGCCCCTGCGTGGCCCGCGCCTCGATCTCCTCCTCTATGTCCCCTGCGCTGTACTGAATCTTTAACGCCATGTTTGATCCCCCCCCTTTGATACCTACTCATGCAGTAAGATACTAACTATGTAATAGTATCCAGATAGATACAATGTGTCAAGGGAGAAGTGTTTCACATGTGGGGGGAGATGGGCGCTCATTATGACTCTTAGTAGGCCCTAACGTAGCGAAGGTCCAAATTCCGGCAAAGTGACGGCCAGTTCGGCCAGAGAGTAGTAGCGGTCGACCATCGTGCCGCTCTCATTTGTTCGTAGAATGCGCATACGACGAACTTCTTCGACTTCCAGGCATCGATGGAACGGGGTCAACGCCGGCAAGCGCCCCCGTACTTCGCAGTCAATGGGCTAGAGCGAAGTCGCTGCGCATGACTGGCTATGGAGCAGCGCGTGAAGTCGCCCTAGTTTGCCGAAATTTCGACCTTCGCTACGTTAAGGCCGAGTATCCGCGCCACCATCCTCACCGCCGCCGTCCCACTCTAGCGCGGCGCGCTGCTGGTCCGCCTCACCGTGCTGCATGGCGAAGTTGGAGCCGACGTAGCCGCGCCAGGCGCTCTGACCGGGGCTCGCGGCGACGTAGCCGGCGAAGACATCCCGCCCGTCGGGCAGCACGGCGCGGGCCTCAAGCAGATCGGAGCCGCGCTCAATCCAGTGGATCACAATCGCCGTGCTCATGGCTTCGCCCTCTTGCTTATTCACCGTTACCCCGCGCGCAACTCGGTGGTGAAGTCGACCCATAACTGGCCCAATGTCTGCCCCATATCGGGCTCGATGCCAACGGCGATGCGTGCGTCAGTTAGAGCGCACGACCAAAAAGGCACGCCGAAGTCGTGCAGGGTGCCGCTAGAGTCGGGTCGGGACCAAAACGAGAACCACGCCACGCTCTCACGAAGGGCTGTCCGTCGCCGCTTGTAGTGAGCGGCCAGGCCACGTAATGGCGCGGCCAAGCCTGGCTTCTCGATTTCCGCAAGGCACAGCGCATCGTTATATCCCTGCTCCACCCAGGACAGGATATGATCCTCGACCAGCGCGGTATACGCGGGGACGGCGTTGCCGTCGAATAACACGCGCTCTATACTCATACCAGCTTCCGGGAGGATGTGAAACCGCGATGGCGGTTGTGGGGAGAGGATGCGCTGGACCTGTTCCACCGGGACTCCCAATACCTGCGCGATCTCCGGCGCAGGCAGCCCCTCCGTGTCGAGGAGGAGAGTGTAGCGACAGCATTGGTCCCACCACTCTTGGCAGACGCGTGCTCGCTCCTCTAGAGGCTGGGCGAGGATGTACCAGCGCGGCACGGCGGCGCTCCCGGTGTCATCACCCGCTGCCGGCCCCTGGTCCGCGGATTCGCCTGTCCCTGTACGCGACGGGGCCGCTAGGAGCGCGACAGCCTGGGTCATGGACAAATCCGCAACCGTTGCGCTTTTGTGTGCTTCCAACCAGGCGGGCCACTCGCGCGCTAGCTTCATGTACAACTGCGCCGTGCGTTCCGAAACGGTGCGGTGATCGCGTAGCCAGTCAGCCCATTGACCATGGACGACCTGTCCCTTTGCTTGGGTTAGCAGGGTGCCGGCGTTAAGCGCATGGTCGAGGGTTGAGCGCGCCGCCTCGGCGCAGTGGTGGTGTTCGTCGTTGATGCGCCGCGCCAGGTCCTCCAGCGCGATCGCGCCGTCTACGACGGGCACGTTGGTCAGTGCGTTATTGTTGCTCATGACTGTCCTCCTAAATGGCGTTCACGTCGTAATTGCTCTAACCGCTCCATGATAAGCCTGCGACACACTGTCGCGCCCGGTGTGGCGTCACGCGCAGCCAGGCGCTCGACCTCCTGGCCGGCCTGTGGCGTGAGGCGCAGCATTGTGCGCCATGACAGATCGGGCGCGTTTTCTTTCTCGCAACCCATTAACGGCGACCAGCCGGGCATATTGGTGCCATTAAGGGCCGGTTGGAAGTGAGCGATGCACGCCTGCTCCAGCTCGTTGAGCAGGCTAACGCCGTCTACAGTCATCCAGGCGATGCGACAGCCGCCGTGCTCGTTAAGCTGGGCGAGGCGATGGTGCGCTAACCACCGCTGCCGGACGTTGACCGACTGGCCGATGTAGAGCACGGTATCGCCGGCCAGGACGAAGTAGATGGCGGCTGTGTCAGGCAGTTCGCGGCGCTCGTCGAGCGGAAGTGAGGGGAGCGCGGTTGGGTTGATGGTGGTGGGGCTAGTCATTGACAACCCCCCGCTTCAATGCCTAACCGGCGCTCCTCCTCGTCTAACTTCTCAATCACCCACAGCCGAGCCAGCACGGAGAATGGCACCGCCTTACGCTCTGCCACGCGCCGCAGCCGCTGTGCAACAGGCGGCGGGAATAGGACGGTTACCCGTGTCTCTTTTTCGTCCCGGTTGATATCCGGCATTGTTTCGGCCCCCTGGTCAATCGTCAGTGCATCCATGTGCAACACCCCCTTATAATACGACGCGATAACGGCAAGTGCACGCTATCTAAACTCTATTATATCAAAGTTGACACGTCGTTATAACTAGGTTATACTGGTGGAGTAGGGAATGACCTACACACAAAAAAGCCGAGGCGCTGCGACAACAGCCCTCGGCACGACACAGCGAGGTACGATCGCCATGCACACTCAGTCTACGGCCACACACACCACGCCCGCTAGCACTTTTCGTCCGCGCGTTCGCCGTCTTGGCCCTGGTCACTATTTAGTAGAGAGCGCGAGTAAGCCCGGTACCGGCCATCCCGTCACGGTCGATCACTGCCCCTGCAAGGGCTTTTCGTACCGGGGGACCTGCTGCCACGTCGCCCTCGTCCGCGCGATGGAGCCGGCGATGCAGCAGTGGTACGGGCAGGCCGCGCCACCAGCGGCTCCCATGGTCGTCGTGCCGATGTCGGCGGGCGCCCCCAGTGGGATTAAGCGGCCGGTCATGCCCACGCCGCCCGCCGTCGCCAGCCTCGACGCTCAGGCCGAGGAGGCCGAGATGAGGCTGGCCCATGCGCGGCGGGCGCTTCACGAGGCGGACCCCCGCGACGACCTCTACGCCGTCCTGTGGCGGCAGCTCGATGCGTTGGAGCGTGAAGTAGCCGCGCTGCATTATCAGGCCATGAAAGCGGCGTAGACGATGCGCCCCACAACGGTCACCACCACGAAGGCCCCCGCATCACAGGATGCGGGGGCGGCCGCCGAGATCGCCGCCGAGCGCCCTACCTATCGCTACGCCGGCGACGGGCGCTTCTTGCCGGCCAATGCCGCCGCCGTCGAGGAATGCGCCGCCTGGAATGAGTACGCCGGCAGGATCATGGCTCGCAGTGCGGCCGCCAAGAGCCTACGTCAATGACCATCTCACAGCCAGTACCACCGGCGCTTGTGATACCCGACGCGCCCGCGTGGGCGCTTTACATCTACGGTACACACGCTTTCTTCACCTATGACGGTCGCCTCATCGCGGATGCCCCCGTGGCGACGCCGGCTGAGGACGCACGCATCATGGGCGTCTTTAATCGTCTCACCCAGCACACCACGCAAAGGAGCACAAGGCCATGACGAACGAAACCACTGACACCACCCACACGACGGTCACGACCAAAGAACGCCCCTGGGAAAGCGGCATCCGCCGCGGCCAGGACACCATCGAGGTTTTGATCCCTCATGTGCATGACAGCCCCACCAGCGGCAGCCCGATCCACATTGAGGCCGGTGTGTTGTATCAGGCAATCGAATTACTACAAGTTCTCGTGCTTACCCTCGACCCGCTTAAAGACGATGGCGCCGACTTGGGCGCGCAGTACCGCCTCCGCATCGCGACGCGGCAGATCGCGACGCGGCTGGAAGAGGCGGTGCTCGCGGATTGGGACACGGATTATGGCGAACCGTGCCACGCCTTTATCGCGGAACTCGCGGGCCACGATGAGATGGACGCCGGCGCCGAACAGAGCGCGCCATGACTCCCCCTATCGACCTGCCCTACTTCGACTTAAGCAGGCCACTCCTGGTGTAACAACGCCGTGGCGGTCTGGTGGTCGCCCCCTTCACCATCGCCGGCATCCGGCACGTCGCGTGCGTCCGCATCGACCCGCTCGACGACGACGAAACGGTCGAGATTATCCCGGCGTATCCCCGCGATCCCGGCCTGGCGTTAGCGGCGCTTGTCGAGGGCCTGGACGCTGTGAGAGGCGTTGTGACACAGGCGCGCGAGCGCGGGCACGACGAGGCTGTACGCCTCTGTCAGCGTGCCGTCGGGGCCATCCAGGACGCAGCGCAGGATGCGGCGGAGGCACGCTATACGCCCCCGTCAGAGCGGCGTCAACAGGCGGGTGTGGTGTCGCCGCCACGACGTGGCCGCGCCCTATCTGTGCCGCCTGAGCGGTCGCGACGTGGGGCGCGGGCGTCCGCTGGGGCGTGGCCCCAATGAGAACACGGCACAGGCGTAGGCCATGGGCGCGTGGGCCGCCCCGTGCAGGCAGGTATGGCTCTATGTATGTATCCCGCACCCTCACAACGAACATGCCCCTTAAATGAAATGAAGAAAGCAGGCCATTCCATGAAGACGACGGAAAACACGGGACCCAGCATCATTCGCTATCCGGTCGCCAAGGGCTTTGTTGGTAGCGATGATGATTTGGGCTACACGCACATCCTCACTGAAACTGTGTGGCGACTCAGCGATTTACTCTTAATACTCGCGGGGAACATCGAACCCTGCGGGGGCGGTGAAGATGACGCCCACCCGGACGCCTCGGGTGGTGATGGATTCCACCGTCAGGTGGAGTTGATCGCCTATGCGGCGGAATTGAAAGAAGCTGCCGCCGCGCAGCTTGACGACGAAGATGGCGCGCAATGCCACGCACGTCTGGCGGAGATCGCGGCCAACGACGCCTTTATCGAAAAGAACCATGCGGCCATTGCAGCAAGAGAGCAGGCAGAGCGGGAGCAGGCTGGACAGAACCAATCCCCCATGCACGCCTAAAGGCCACAGGCCGTCCGGTGAGAACTGGCGGGGCCAGGGGGATACCGACCGTCCCTTTGCCCCCTCAGGCGTGTGGGGCGTGCTACAATGGCCGTACGAAGAGAGGTGATGATGGTGAGGGACGTGAGGAGTCATCGAGTCGGGCGCGCGACGCTGGCTACCGGCGGGATCACGACTGCCTATCGCGCGGTCGTCGCGTTCGAGTGTGTGGAGTGCGCCGGGACGATCACACCCGGCACGCTCTTCTCACGCCAAACCCGCCGCACACCCTTGCACGCATCCATACAGACGACGGGTGCGATGACGACCGAGCCAATCTGTGTCACCTGCCGCCCGTTGCGCCTGGAGGGCATTGACGAGGGCCTGTAGCCGGTTAAGGCTCCAGCTACCATGCGCGTCCCTCGTCGTGTTAGGGCGTGGTACACTGGCGGACATGATGGACAACCTGCCGGACAACCCGGACACCATGGACATGTCCGGCACGCCCGGACAGTCCGACACATCGGACATGTCAGACCGGTCCGATGTGTCCGACCGGCCCGCCCTGTCCGTTACCGCGGCGGCGGCGATCCTCGGGGTGAACGAGCGCACGGTGCGGCGCTACATCGAGAAGGGCAAGCTCCGCGCCGACCGGCTGGAGACCGACCGCCATACCGTCGAGATGCGCATCAGTCCGGCCGCCATTGCCGACTACCGTGGCCGGCGCGGCGCTGTCGAGCACGAGATGACGCCCATGGACACCCCGCCGGGCCCCCTGTCCGGCCTGTCCGGCGGGGTGTCCGCGCCCTTGTCCGGCCGACCCGTGGACATGCCGGCGCTCATCGGCGCGATCAGCGACCGCCTCGACGCCCAGTATCAGGCGCGTCTTGCCGACAAGGACGAACTGATAGGAGAACTACGCCGCCGCGCCGAGGTGGCCGAGCGCGAGGCCGCGGAGCTGCGTCTGGCCCGGCGACAGATGCCATGGTGGCTTAGACTGCTGGTAGGGGGCCGCTGAGGCGCGATGTGCGGGTAGGATGTCATCCTCACTCCGACCCCAGCAGTGAGGCCGGCCCATGACACCACGCCCTCGTTTCGTCGCTCGTTCACGCCCCTTCTCGAAGACGTGGGCCGTGTTCGATGACCTGCGCGGGTACACCGTCACACAAGGCAATACGGCCTCCGTGTCCACGTTCATCGCGCGCAGTCACGAGGCGACCTGGCGTGAGCGGTGTCAGCGCTGGATCGAGGCCGAGCACCGCGACGCCATGCCCTAAACGCCAGGAGGGTATAGGACGCGAGCGGCCCACGGTGAAGTGCCCCCCGACACCGCAGGCCACCCGCATCATCAGCCTACCGCACGGACATGTCGGTAGCCCGGTTATCAGCGTCAGGCGCGTCTATTATCCCCTCGCTGTGGCAGGGTAAATTGAGGAGCGGTAAAGAGTTATCCACAATGTTGGGGCAAAGCGTGCTATTCTGGTGGTACATCTGTCACTGACAGTAGGTACCATGCGAGGAGGACAACACCCATGCCTATCACACAGCCGGATCGGCGCGTGCATCGGCGCCGGCGTCCCACGGAGATGAGTCCGTCCGCTATTGGTGGCGCGCTCACTTTTGGGGCCGTGGCTGGGTTAACGCTTGGCCCTCTTGGCACGGTCGCGGGTCTTGTCGTCGGCGGGACAGTCGGCGAACTACTGGACCGCTATGTGGACGACCACCCGACCACGCGGCCGCACGATCCCGTACAAGGACGCACGACCAAGTAGCATGCAGCTCACGGTCGGGCTGTCCGTCACGGTTATCCTGGCCTTGCTGACGGTCGGTCTCCGTCTCGTACGCCGTCATCCCGTTACCTTCGAGTCCTTCGCGCAAGACACACTGGCCGCTTTCGGCGTCGGCGTCGCGGTGGGACTCGTCGTTGTTCCCACGATCGGCATTTCCTGGGCCTTCGTGCACGACAACAGTAGGCTGACGCCAGCTATCATCGCCCCCTACGATCAAAACGGCTTGATGTTCAGCATCATCGCGGGGGCAGCGGCAGCCACATACCTGGCTGTCAAGGCGTACCTTGAGCACATGCCGCCTCGTGCGGTCACTAAGCCAGACGCTCAAGAGGCCATCGACACACCAGCCAGCCCCGCCCGTGTGCCCGATGGGACCGGATCTAGCCTCGTCGACGAACATGGAGGTTCGCCTCCCTAACCCGTTTATCGCGAACCGAGCGCTCTATCCTCCTCTCAATGCCGGGGGTGCAGGGGGTCCCCCCGCTCATGGGGGGACCCGCGTCGGTCCGGCCAACGGGCCGGAGTGGGGGGAGCACGAAGGCTCCCGAGGGGGTAGGCAGGCTCGCCCGCGTAGGGCGAGCTGCCGCGTAGGGGGACGCCTCCCCCTACAGCGCGGAGCGCGGCCATACCAGCGGAGCGATGCTAGCGGCTAGCGCGATCGTTGACATACGAGGCGTCGCGTGTCTTACTCCTCACTGACGGTCCAATCCAGGGATGCTGCTCTTGTCGTCGGGGCCGCTATGGTCACCCGCGCCCGCGCTTCCCTGTACAATCTCCGCCTCGCCCCATGTTCCGTCAGGGCTGTGAGCGAGGAGTTGATCGGCGCTCGGGGCATCCTGGTCGATCATGCCGCCGATGTTGTTGATCAGGGGCTTGGTCAAGCCGGGCTTGCTGGTCTCGTCGTCGTTCGCGTTTGACATGACATCCTCCTGTGTCCTCATCTGCCGGCCAGCTCACGCATGACGGGCGGTTGGTGGCGTCGCCGGCTGTCTAGCTACCACACACTGTCGCTGTGCATGATCGCTATGTCTATAGTGCCACGTTCAGGGTGGATAACGCTAGGGACAAACGGTGCGCGCACAGGGCGGAAAGGATCGAGCGGACGCGTGGAACAACCCCTGGCCTGTCTTGCCACACTTCGATAAGAGTAGAGATACTATTTAATTATTTTCCCAGTAGCTCGCGGTTGCGGCCGAGGCGTTGATACGCAGGCCGAGTGTTTCGCAGGGCGCGTAGCGCACGAGAAACGAGTAGATGGGCGATGGTACGGGTTATCCCGCTCGCGGAAAGCCGCCCCATCTCATTAAGTGGAGCGATCCTACGCTTTCCTTGCGCCAACGACGACTGTGCTGCTGGGAAAAATAAAGAGATGGGCTCTTTAGGAGGGCGTTGTGGTGTCCCACGCGTCGCAGATGGTGCGTAGTTCAGTGACGGATGGGGTGAACGCGACACTGAAGCCGCGCCATAGCGGCTCGTCTATGATCTGCTCGGGGGTCAAGCTCGTCACGCTGACACCACCCGTGTCGGCCATGAAGCGCAACTGTGCGACGAACGTGGGCAATGGAAACCAGAAAGCGATAGTCGCGCGTCTCCCGTTGATAGCGGGGATGGTGACGTTGAGACGCGCGACTCCCTCGGCGTTTTCTTGTGGCGTTGGACGTGTGGATACCCACTGGTATACAAAGTCTATGTCGTCCTGGCCCTGCTCGGTTGCCCGGTAGTGCGCTTGCTCCAGGGCGCGCACACGTGGGCGGCCGGACTCCTCTACCCACACAAAGGGATATGGCGCGATCCGCCCCTCTGGGTTGGTATTCCAGATGGCCCCGTTGACCTCGATGGCCTCCCGCTTAAGCGCGGCCATCGCTCGGTGTGTCGCCGCGCCCGTGAACGCGCGTCTCATTTTGTCTCGTAGGCGTCCCATCGTCGTCTCCTTCGTTTAAACGTCCCCACCCCTAAAGGCGGCGCTTGCCATACCTAAAGGTTATGCCGAGTCCCGCACACCACCAGCCTCGACGGGCATAGGCGCTGTGTGAGCGTCGTGCGTGCCTTGTGTGTGGGAGCCGCGCGGGGTGGACCTAATCATACAGCCCGCTCGCCGGCGTAGCCGCGTCTTGTCCCACCGGATGACGCGGACCATGAACGGCCGTTCGTTGGCCGCGCTGACGATGAGCGTCCCTTTTGGCAAAGCGCGCAGCTCGTCGGCCCCGATCAGCGGCGCGCCGGTCTCGCTCTTACTCCGGCTGCCCCCCTGGGTAAAGACGCGCTCCCGCTCCCGCGACGCTCCCGCGCTGGCGCTGACGACGGTTCGCTGCCCGAGCGTGTCGCTCATCCACTGCGCCGTCGTCGGACCCGCGCCCGCGAAGAACAGGAGCGTGTTGCACCCATCCTCGAAGGCGGCCGGCGCGTCGGGGCCGTACTGCTCCACCATCTGTGTCGGCGACTGGAATGCCAACAGGATACCGATGCGCGCCGAGCGGTTCCGGTTGAGCGCGTGCAACAGCCCGCCCACGGTCCCGATGGTGCCGGCCTCGTCGACCACGTTCATGACGGGTCGGGGAAGCGCCTTGCCGGGGCAGGTGTTGGCGTAGGCGATCTGCGCGTCCCACATTTGGCCGAACAAGGTGGCGACGAACGGGCGCAGGGTATCCTCGCGGCCCGGTGTGAGCTGGATGTAGAGGGCGACGGGACGCTCGTCGCGGCGGCCCATGCCCACGAAGTTGAGGTCGTTGTGGTCCGTGACCGCCTGGATGGCGTCGCCCTTGAGGCCCATAAATCTCAGGGGTAGCCCCGTCAGGACCTTTTCTGCAAGCGTCGGGTCGGCCTTGAGATGCGTCAAGAACCCTTGCGCGGCGTCCCGTGCATTGAGGTCGGGGCTTTCCAGTAACTCGCGGTGCATAGCCTTCACGTCCGTCCGTGAGAGGTAATGCGCCAACTGCGAGAGGGTGCCCGGCCTATTGACCGCGTTCAGGTGCAACGCGCATGCTTGGATAAGCAAGAGCACCGTATCATCCCAGAAGCCGCCCTCGGAGGCGTCCTGTCGCCGTGTATTGGCGACCCAGGTTCTGGCAAAAGAGAGCGCGCCCTCCGGGTCGGCCCCGATATGTTGGAGGGGATTGTACCCGGCGCCGCTCGGGTCGTAGAAGTTGAGCCGCAGCACCGTGTGCGTCTTGGATAGCGCTCTGCTGGTGCGCTCGTAGAGTTCGCCCTTGGGGTCTGTCACGACAATGGAACGCGGCACGCGCCGCTCTATCTCGCGCAGCAGCAGGCCGATCAGCAACGTGCTCTTGCCGGACCCGGAGCGCCCGACGAGGAGCGTGTGGACGTACACCAGGGCGTCCGGGAGCGCGATCGTGCGGCGCATCCCTATGACGCGGCCCAGCACGAACGATCCGGCCCCGCGGCGCGGCCGCCACCGGCGCGCGTCCCGCTGGCCAGCCCAGCGCGCCGCGCCGTGCGCCGTGCCGGGCTTTAGCTTGCCGGCACGGCCGACCACGAACCACAGAGGCGCCCACAGCGTGCGCAGCAGCGGCAGCACGACGATGAGGATGACCGTGGCGACCTCGACCCATAATCCGATGCGCATGAGATGACCCACCGACGACGGCCCGTTGATTTCCGCGAGGCGTCGCACGCGGGCACGCGGGTCCGTCCACTGCGGCCAGGGCATGGGACGCCAGCCGTGTGCAAGGCGGGGGATGAGATGGACCCTGGGGATGGTGGCGACGACATGTGGCGGCCACGCGGCGGCGATCTCTGCCGCCTGGTAAGCGGTGACGATGTGTGGCCGCTCCAGCAGGGCGATACCGCCGCTAGCGGCTATGACGAAACAGGCGACCAATAAGGCTTTCACGCGGCTCCTCCTGTACGCTAACGGGTTGTGCTATAACGGGGGCGGCTGCTTGTCTGCTCCTGGACCGCTCGACGAGTGCGGCCATGTCGCGCTGCCGGTCTGCCGCGCGCGCCGCCTCCCGTGGGAGCGACAGGCGCACGCCGGCGGCGATCCCAGCCTGGCGCATCAGGTCAAGGTGCTGTCTCTTGAGCCGCACGCCTATCTGCTTGCCGTCGCTGCGTCGCACGCCCGCGCCGCTAATCAAGACGTGGGCGTGGGGATGGGCCGTGTTTCGATGCACGGCGGCGCACCAAGCGAAATCGAGGCCCAGGTAGTTGCTCAGGGTCCCGACTACTTCCCGTGTCCATGCTTCCAGCTCCTGTTGCGTCTGCAAGCCGTGGGCGGGGCTCGGGCTCATAATCTCGCGGTGGTAGAGTACCGACCGATCCTGCCGTGCCCGCAACAGCTGCCGCGCCTGTTTGCTCGTCATGTCGCCCGTTGCCCCGAAGAGGTCGCGCGGACCTGGTTCCTCATCGCCCCCGGTCTCGCGGTTCTGCATGTAGTACACGGCGTCGTAGAGGCGCGCGACGGCCTGCGGGCCTTGCTTCTGGTAGTGGCTTTTGATCAGCGTTGACGGCATAGCCTCAACGTCATCCAGAGGGTCGGCGCTGCTGTCCGCGTCGTCTATCATCATGGTGGTGCGCCTCCTCTCTGTGGTCGCGTAGCGACGTGTGTGGCCGTGGTGGTATGGGGGGGCGTTGGCGGAAGGATGCTTACTAGGAGGCACCAGCTTTATCCGGCAACGGGATTGCAGGCGTACCGATCGGGGAAAACTACGGGATTGCGATGGGCTGAAAAGCGCCCCCACACCAGCGGCATGGGGGCTAGTGCTCGACACAACTTACCGACTCCGCGCCGGATAGATCAGGTGATGCTCCACGCCATAGCCGATGGCGTAGACGGCGAAGATTGCCACAAGGAGCACGGTCATGAGGACCACCGCGATCAGCACGCGCCGCATCATGCGTCCGGTGATCCGCACGGCACGGCGCGTGCTCGGCCGCGTCAACGCTAGTTGTGGCGGCAGCGCCGGCAGACCGTATTGTGTCCGTAAGCCCTGCTCGATGGTGTAGCGCTCCACGGCCAGCGTGCGCTTATGAATCCGCCGCTCCTTTTTGCGCCCGATGAGATACCAGAGTACATCGTCCATGTCCCTATCCTCCTCTTGTGCTACAAGGCCGCGAGTTTCGCGATACCGCCCACGTTCTCTAGACCACTCGCGCCCGCATGCGCCACAGCGGAAAGCAGCGCCGCCACAATACCCGGCACCAGCGCCAATACCAGCAGGCCGCCGACGAGCATAATGTCGTTCCACAATACCGTGCCGATGATGCCGCCCGCGCGCCCATTCCCCTGCCCTTCCAGAGACACGATCACACTCAACATCACCGCGTAGGCCGGTCCTAACAATGAGAGATAGGCGAAGGCGCGCAGCCACGCCCGCGCGATGTCGGCCGCCGGTGGCCACGCAAACAAGATAATAGCCAGTGGGCCGATCTCGTACACGAACGCGAACACATGCAGCGTGACGGCGCGCTCGATCCCCACGATAATGAGAAGCAGCGGCGCCAGCAGCAGCGCGATACCGGAATGTCCCATATCGTGCATCGTGGACGCGCCAATGTCCGACGCCAGGCCGTTGACCGCTCCCAGCCAGACGTTGACGAGGGTATCGTAGGCCGCGAGCGCCGCCAGTACGAGACCAGAGCGCCACAACAGGGCGACCCCCTGCGCGACGTTGCCGAACCAGGCGGGCTTCATCGTCCACAGCACGGCAATCCCAAAGACGACCGCGAACGCGTCGCCCGCATCGGTGCTCAGGGTGTTTTTGACGGCCACAAGGCCCGCGTTTGCCGTCGGGTTGTCCGTGCGCGTCAGCGGGCCTATGATGGCGTCGGTCAGGTCGCGGATCTGTGTCGCCAGGATCGCGACGAAGCCGTTCCACACCGACGAAAAGCCCTGCTGGATGACGCCCCACAGGTCGATGCATAGGCCATTGCCTAACGGGAGCGGGATCGCCAGCGCCGTTGTGCCGCAGGTCGAGTTAGACGACACCGCCCCGCCGATCGTGGCCGCCGGCGTGGGGCTAGGCGAGGGCGTTGGGCTAGGTGTCGGGCTCGCGCTGGGTTGGTGCGTCGGACTGGGATACGGCGTGTACGTTGGGTACGGCGTCGCCGTTGCCGCAGGGTTACTCGCCGCTCCCGCAGTCGTTGGTGTCGATAGGGTCAGGATGCACAGGAGCGCCGCCAGGGCCAGGATGTATTTATGGGTCATACCGCTATCTCCTCGCCGGCTTCTCCGTCGACGCGGGCCTTGATGCCCGCCCACAAGCCGCCCGCTTCCTCCGTCCACCAGGCTCGTGCCGCGAGGTCATCCGTATCACTCGCAAACAGGTAGGCTTCATCGGTACTCAGTTCGACACGCACAATTCCGTGCAGGTCGCGGGCGCTGCTCCGGTCACGCCGCGTCAGGAGCATTGGCATATAGACGCCCTTCTCTCCGCTCATGCGCTGCGCCGCGTCCACCTCCTCGGGCGTGAGGTTGAGCATCCGTTCCAACCATAAACGCGGGTTGCCCTCGGTCTGCGCGCCGTTGTCTTCGACGCTGAACAGCGCCTTCCACGAGCTTTGCGTGAAGAACGTTTCGGCGTCGGTGTCGCCAATCAGGTCTTTAATCTGTTGGCTAGCGAACACGACACACGATCCCCCGTGGCGTGCCTTGCGCGACGTCCGGTTGATGTAGTCGCGCGCCAGCGGGCTCTTGAGCAGCGCCCAGCTTTCGTCAAGACCCGTGAGATGGTCACTCGATGCGCGCCCCGCCGCGACGCTCCTGGCGCGTGCCAGCGCCCGCCGTTGGTCCACGATGGCGAACACCGAGAAATAGGCGAAGTTGCGGAGGGTAGCGCTCTCTTCCAGGGGGGATGTGTCGAAGGCGAGTAAGGGCGCGTCCAGGCGCGTGGTCGTCTGACCATCGACAAGGGCGGCATGCTGGCCGTCGTGGACGTAGGGACGCAGGCGCCAGCCCAGCGCGCGCCATACTTTCTTTTCGTCGCGATCGTCGCCTTTCGCGGTCCACTTGCCCTCCAGGTAGGTGTAGAGGTCGCCCATCGTGGGTGTCGTGTCGCCCGCGCCCGCGTAGATGTCACGGACCGCCTCGTCGATGTAGGCTGGCTCAAGGTCTGCCAGGCCACCGAGTAACAAATCGACCGCGGCGCAGACGAAGCGCACACGCTCCCGGCGCTCCTCATCCGTGGCGCGCTCCCCGTCCCATACGTTGATCGTGGCCGTATGCGCCCCGCCCAGCGTGGCCCGCTCGCCGCCGCTCACCTCACACAGCGCGCCGAAGCTATCGACACTGCTAACCATCGTCGCCATATCCCCGTGCAGGAGGAACCACAACCCGAGTTTCTGCAACAGGGATGTTTTACCCGTGCCTACACGGCCGAGCACGACACCGATACGGTTGTACAGGTTCGGGTCGTCGAGCGCCAGGCTCACCACGTCGCCCGCTGCGTCCGTGACGCCTAACGGGACGCCGGCGCTCTTGGTGCCGGGATTGAAGGCGAGGAATGGCCAACTATTGCCGATCGTCGTCGAGTCGAGACGGTAGACGCTGCGGCCGGGATCGCCGTAGCCCGGTAGCGTCGCGTGATAGGCTGGCTCCTGGTGCGCGTGCCCATAGCCCACCTCGGCCAGCATCGTATCGCGCATGGCGTCAAGCACACGGCCTACCCGCGCGTCGAGCTGCGCCCGCGTGTCGCCTTCCAGCCGGATATAGCAACTGGCCTTGACGATGCCGTAGCCGGTCGTATGGAGCGCCGTCGCTGTTGCCGTCGCGTCGCCCGCGGCGAGCGCGGTCGTAATGTCTTTACCTCCCGCGGACGTCCCTTCCATCAACCGCAAGCGCCAACTCTGCCGGCGGCGTTCCCAGGACCGATTAAGCCCCCGGACGTGCAGCACGAGGGTCGCGGGGCAGTCCGTCGCGACCAGTGGGCGTAGCCAGCCGGGCGTTGTCGTGGGTGGCGGCGCGACGAGGTAGAGCGTGCGCACCCAGCGCTCCCGCCCGGTCGCCGGGTCGATAATGCGGTACGTGTGCACAGTCTCCTCGCCCATCAACGCGACGTAGCCAGCAGCGCCCTCGTTGGGCGTCAGGTGACGCGCCAGGAAGGCCCGCGCCGCATTCTCATCGACCGGCAAGGGTGGTAGGCCCATGGCGACGAGTTGACGCGTGACGGCGCTCTCCGCACGCGCGAGGCGCACCGTGAGCGGTTGATCGGGCTCGCCCTGTGGGACCGGGTACGGCGCGATGAGGAGCCAATAGTCGAGGTGCGCGACGTGACGCATGCCGGGAGCGGAGAGACGCCGCGGCGATCACGGCCGCGCTTCGTACCCACCTCGCCCAGTTCGGGCGTGTAGGGCGTCGGGGCGAGGTGGGTACGAAGCGCGGCCGTGATCGCCGCGGCGTCCGCCGGCCGATTCTCCACGAAGATAGAAAGGCGGGCCTTCGCGGGAAGGCCCGCTGCGAGGGCGCCAAGCAAGTAGGCGTGTCGATCCTGATCGCCCGTTGCGAGGGCGTCGAGGGCCACGCCGGGGACGCGCAGCAGACGGTAGGGCGTGCCGTCCACGCCCACAAGCGTCCCCTCGTCCACGTTATAGTTGACGGCGCCGCGCTTGCTGATAGGTGATGGTCGCATAGATCCCTCCTTTCAGGGCATGGGCGCGTGTGGCGCGGGCCACGCGGACGCCGTACCGGAGGGTACGACGCCACGCGAAGCGGAGGGCCTGCGCGGGGTAGCGTTCGATGCCGCCACGCCCTAACGCCAAGATGGGCGCGACAAGCAGCACGGTAGGCAGCGCTACGGCCAGGATGTGCGCGTTTGGGTTGCGGATGCCGTGCGTAAGGAGCGCATCGACCCACACCGACACGCCGCCAACGATGACGGCGAGCCACTGCGGGACGGTCAGCCGCGCCAGCCGCAGATTATCGTTCAGACTCCTGGGGGTCGTGTGGGGCATGGCTAGATACCCGCGCCAATGGCCGCGAAGCTCGCAATCAAGACAATGGCCAGGAACGCTGATCCCAGGATCTCCGCTTTGTGCCCGCGACTGAACACCAGCGCGCAGGCGGCGCTAATGATGATGATGGCGATCAACGCAGGGCTTATTTTCCGAATGTACCCGAGAGCCTTGTTAGCCGCGTCCCCGAACGCGCTCGCGATAATGATGGTCGATGCGATGTCTATGTGTCCCATGGTGTCGTCACTCTCCTTCTTTGCCCTGCCGCCCCGATACTTTTAATGAAGTGCTACAGTGAGGGCGGCGTGCATCTATTGTAGCATATTCGCATCTAATAACAACTAAAAACAGACATAAACAACTAATACTGTAGACTTGAAGGAGGTACGGCGCGTGCCCAGACCGCGTAAAGGAGAAAACAAAGTGGATGCCGTTATTAGCGTTCGTATGTACCAGGAGGTCTACGATAGGCTGGTGGCTGCCGCGCAGGCAGATCGCCGCAAAGTTGGTGAGCTGGCTCGCGTCCTTTTAGAGGACGGACTGGCGGCTTGGGAACGCGCGCACCAAAACAAGGGCAAGCAGGATGGTGAGCAGTAACGCGTCGCATAGGGGCACGAGGAATAAAAAAGAGCCCATCCTGTAGCGTCCTTTGGGACAGTGCTACAGGGCGGGCTCTTTGTCTGTCAGCATACACGGTCGCGCGCGACGGCTGGGGAACGGGCTACCGGAAAAGAAGAAGGGAGGGTGGTAGCGCTAAAGGACGTGGTAACGGGTGTTGATGGACGCGTTTACCCTTGACCCGTCATGATGCGCGCTTTCTCAATGCGTTCCTGGCGCCGGCTCCGTGTGCCGTAGACGAAGACACCCGCGACGCCAACTAACCCGCTGGCTCCAAAAAGGGCGCTCAGGATAGTAGCCCCCACATCGTGGCGCCCTAAAGCGATGGCGGCGGCGGCCGCGATCGTGGCAAGGCAGATGATCAGCGCCGACATAATACCGGCCCAGGCGCGTCGACCATCACCTATAACCGTGTGCCGCTCTAATTGTTGCCGGTGGGCTTCTTGCCGTTCAGCCATGGATAACCATCGTTCCGAGAAGCCCGGCAAGATAACTTCGTAGCGTTCCAGCATCGAGGGCGGCACCAGGTAGCCCGTCGTCTGTTCCTGGTACGTTACTTGGGCAAGCTGCTGCTGTGTTTGAGGCGCCGGTGACTGTGTGCGCGCGCCTGGCGCGGGATGCGGCGCTTGGCTCGTTTGGCGCGGCGTGCCCGTGCGGGCACGGGGGGGCTTGTCCTTATCGGAAGGCATGCGTCACGGCGCTAGGACGTGCGGCGCATCCCGCGCCTTGTCCTTTACGCCCGTTTCTTGCTCGACCTGCGCGAAGGCACTCGTCAGATCGTGCCTTACGGCGTTCCAGTCCGCACACAACGCATAAGAGTCCGCCTGTGCGCCCGTCGGAGACTGATTATATTCCGAGAGGGTGCCGCCGAGATCAAGGGCGCGCGCCATGCCCTCCGTAAACGACGGCCGTGCGTAAAGAATATCGCTGTAATCGCCCACACGTCCTCCTCTTTCTGCGTCTCTTGTTGTTATCGTCATGGAGTCTATCGTTTCAATAGGCTATGTATGCATACTATAGCATGCCTGCGAGAGAAGCAGGTAGCACTGAGAGGGGCACGCTGTTAGCAGGGCGACCCCTGGCGTATGGTCTTGTAGCTCCGACGCTCGCCCCGACGGGCCGGGCGGGGGGTATGGCTGTGCCTCGCGCGCGGCCCTTTTCATGGGCGCACTTATGCGGCCCGTCGCCAGACGGCGCCCTCGGCACCCTTGACCCGATCCAAATACACGCGATACAGGTGGTCGGTGGGGCCATGCGTCAAGGTGATCGCGCAGCGCTTGTTCCCATAATGCATAGCCACCCGCCAGTCGGGGTCCTGACGCAGCGCCACGATACGTGCGACGACGGTCGCTTCGTCGGCGTCGCCATCGAACAGGGCGAGGGTTGCCGCGAGGGTGTGAGGGGTCCTGTCCATGCGAGATCTCCTTGGGCCGGCCGGTACACGCGCCCATCGGCGCATGCACGAGTAGTGTCAGTGAGGGAGCACGGGTGTGTCCATAGCACAATGGTCAGCAAGCGGCGGCCACCTTTCGCCGCGCCGGTGCGGCCAGACTGCCGCCACCTCCTGTACAATTAGGAACGCGCGGGAGCCGCGCGACAGGAGGGCATGATGTCTCTGGCACACGCCATTAAACAGACGATGCAGGCACACGCCCTAACGACCGCCCAGGTCGCCAGGCGTTTGGGGATGGAGTACGACCGCGCCACCTTCTACCGCATGCTCAACGGAACGACGACGGAGCCGCGACTCGCCACGCTAGTACAGTTGTGCATCGCCTTGGAGACCACCCCATCGGAGTTACTGAAATTAGCGGGGGTGTGGTCCCCGGACACACCAGGTCGGGCCGGGCCGGATGATTTGCGCCTGCGGCAAGCGTTCGGGCAGGTGCGCGCACTGCCCGCGGACGGGAAGCAGTGGGCGACGCCGCTCGTCGCCGCACTGGCGGCGACGCTGACGGCGATGGGTACGCAGCGGGGAGATGATGGCCCGGCGCGCGGACTCCGTGGTGGTGGTGAGGAGTAGCGCGGCACCCTGGCTACGGCAAGGCGCTGTGGCGACCGACCAGGTAGACCGCGATCAGGACCACACCCGAGACAACAATCTGGAGTAGAGACACGGTATGCTCCTGGATTAGCAAGATCGCGGTCAACCCGAGGATAATGGTGGCCCAAAACAGGAGCATGTCGCGCCAGGTGTGCGGCTTATCGTCCATGGCTACCTCACCCTCCCTCTCCCCTCATCGCCTCCCTTTGACATCTCCTGTCAGTGTGTCAGATCGCGTCTGCACGTAGTGGACAGCGCTGGGTCGTTGGGTGTAGCGTAAAAGCAACACCACGGGGCGCGTGTTGGCATAGACGCCCCCTACACGAAAGGCAGGCATCCCATGGCAGACCATCCCGACCCCACGCATACCACCGTCGGATCAAGTGCGGACGCTACGACGACGGATGAGATCCTCGCTGTCGTCACGGCGGAGGAACCACGCGGGGCCACCGCCGATCAAATCACCATAGCTATCGGGCTAGGCTTCGACGGAACGTTGATACGGGACACGCTGGAGGAGTTGGTTGATTGTGGCCTTCTCAACCAATTTGGGATTGGTCACGGCGCTGTCTACACGTTCAATCCACGGACGTGACCTCTGGGGCGTGACCCTACGCTATGTCTCACGCCGCTGGCCGTCCTGGTACTCCTGGAGCCACGCCCGCGTCGTCAGGTGCACGATGCGCGGCCCCGCCATCGTCGTCACCGTCTTGAGGCGGCCGGACTGCACCGCCCGATACAGGGAGGCTGATTTCTTCAGTCCGGCCAATCTGCTGGCCTCTATAAGGGTGAGGTAGTCACTGTCTGGCATCAATCTTCCGCGTCGCCTCCATCAGAGGTCTGTCGGGTTACGCCTCCTCACCGACAATCCCCTGTGGATCGTCGCTTGCGTTCTCGTCACCAGGAGGAGAGTCGGCGGCCCCGAGATCGCCCGCGTCCTCAACGGCTTCGTCGTCGCCCGCCGCATCGTCGGTTTCGGTGTTAGTCTTGGGTGGGTCGATATCAACATCAATCATGTGTCCCGCCTTCCTAGCGCTGATTCCGTCATCTACCCACATAGTACACCAACGCAGTTCAGGCGTGCTCCCTGAGCCTTCTCCCCGCGCCTCATGGCGGACGGCAGGACCGCTGCTCAGGAGCGTCGCCTATCCGCGCAACAGCGTGACGATCTCCTCCTCCGTGACGGGCGCCTCGCTTGGCATATGCACCCAGGTATAGGGCGGGACCGACGACCCGGCCCCGATCCGGTGCAGCACCCACTCGTCGAGCGGGGTATCCCCCGCGCGCACCATGCAGCGCGCCTGGCTCGCCACGAAGGTTTGGGCCGGACCATCCCGCTCCAGCACGTCGGTGATGGCCTCGACCATGAACGTGAGGGTCGTCTCGGCGTTCCGCACGATCAGGGTGTGATCGTCACGCTGCACATCAACCGGCTGCCCCTCCGCGACCGTGGCCACCGCTCGCTGGAGCGTGGCAAAGAGCGTAGCAGTCTGGTCCGCGATCAGGTGTTGCGTCTCTTTAACGTATTCCGCGTGAGCATCGCGCGTGCGCGGCACACCTTGTGTTGTCGCCATCCCCTCGTGCAGCACGCCTACTTTTTGCACGCCTACGTCGTTAGTGCTCATGCGCCTCATTCCCTGGGTAATCGTCTAGCTATGGCGCCATCGTACCGCACGAGAGGACGTGGCCGATGCATCTACCTTGTACGGTAAACAGGCCATGAGAGTGGAGTCGGCGCGGCGGCGTTGCGTGACGCAGATCAACGACCAAGAGAGTCGCCCCAGTCCACGCCGCCCGTCGTAGCTGCTCTTTTATCATCCTGGCCGGGCAGATAGCGCGTCTGTTGGGGGATGCCTACCTCGATGCAGGCAGCGCAGTACGGATGGCCGTCGATGGCCGCGTGGGCGGGCTTGAGGCACGCCCAGCAGGGGATTGGGCGGCCGGTGATGGCAGTCGTCAGCATGGGTCGCGGCGCTCCTTCGGTTCCAGTGTACCGGGGAGACCCGCGTGGGGGATAGCGCCCTCTCCGTGTCAGCCTGGCGCCCTGTGTCAGGCCGCGGCCGCGCCATCGCCCTCGGCGAGCGGGCGCACGTTGACGGCGCGCTGCCTTGTCACAGCAGGACACCCACTGCCCCGTTGTGTTACAGTGTCGTGCATGGTTGACGCGCAACGGAAAGGGGTCCCGGATGAACGAGCAGCACACCGAAGGCACAGCGGCGGTTCCGCACGATACGATAGCAGATAAAGCCGAGGGCGTCCTCGGCAATCTGACCGGCGGCTCCGAGGAGCACCCGGTCGAGGGCCACGCCACTGAGGCACAGCGCGAAACGCCGCGTGAGACGCCACCGGACCAGGGTAACGGAAACCGCAGCAGCGACCTCGCCAAGACCGACACGGAGACCCACGACGATGCCGGGGACGACGAAGCGGTCGATGACGGCAGCCTCCTCGGCGTTGGCACCGGCGACACTGACGCCGCGAGCGACAACGCGAGCGACGATGCACACGGCATCATCGGTGAGGAGGCGTAACCCCACGGGAGGCATCTCACCCTACTTGTCGCTCCACTATTTTAATCGCATTGCTCTCAAAGCCACAGCGTGAAAAGGCCAGGGGTACGGGGCTTAACGGCCGGCGCGGGCGTCCAAAAGGGGGGCTCCCAGTGGCCGCGCATACCCGCGCAGCTCCACGCGACAAGCATAGTGTACGCGACCGATAGCGCACACGTCGGCGCTGTACAGGTCAGTAGGCAACGCTACCGGCTACCCGGCCTGCGACCAATCATACGTGTTATCGTCCTCGTCATCCGCCGCCCGCCCCGTCGCTAGCGGCCATCGACTAGACGCCGACTCCTCGGGCTCGGGACGTTGTGCCTCGTCGGAGAAAGCGGACGCATGCGTGACGCGCTCGACATTTGTGGCGATGAACCCTTTGCCACGCGGGTCGCGGGTACGCCGATAAGTCACGGTGTCGCCGGGACGCAGCCCGCTAAACGGGACGCCGACGAGGTGTGACGCGTGCAAGAAGAGATGTTCGCCCGTGGCCGTGCGGATAAACGCAAAGCCGCGCGCCTTCACGCTGCACATTGTGCCCTGTTCCAGCGCCCCACTGTGGCCGTCAGCCCTCATGCGCACGATCCGTATGAGATGCGTCGCGCGCGCATACTCGGCGTCCGCGAGCAGGCCCGCCCGCTGGTAGATTGTCAGCTCACCGCGCTTGTACCGACGTTCGACCGCCTGGCGGTACTCCTCGTGATCCCGTTCAATGTTGGCCCAGGTCGCGCCCCACGCGGGGTCTCGCATGGCATCCTCGTGCGCGGGCGGGGGGGCATGACGCACCTCAATAGCCAAGCGCATCTCCCCTGGCGTGCTGTCGGTTAACACATACGACACCCAATCGCCCACCTGCACGGGTGGAGCGTCGTCTTGAACCACCCCGGCGCCTGTAAAGCGTGTATCCGGCTGCCGGCGCAGGGGCCGTATCACCCCGTCCCCTGTGTCGCTATCGACTGCAATGATGCGTCCTTCTGGCATGGTTGTTTACCTTTCGGTCATGGATCGTCTGTCACGGAGGCGCGTCCTGTGCCCCCTGATTTAGCGCGCGGCGGTCGCTGGCCCGCGTCGCCCGGTCGTCTTCCCGACCGGCTCTGTATGCGCGGGCCCAGACGCCCAGGCCGGCGGCTGGCTCATCGCGTACGACTCAATGAGGGCCGCGCCCTCCCGCTCCCACACCGCATCGGCCGAAGCGCGGGCGGCCTCGTAGGCTTCTTCCTGAATCTCTTTCAGCCGCGCGTCGGCGAATGTGTAGACGTACCGGCGGGCTAGGTCAACCCGGCGTTTTTGCCACTCCTGATGCAGAGCGCGCTGCCCCTCGTCGTATTCAAGGCCCGTGATGTTCCGGCGCTCACGGTAGCGGCGTTTGAGCGCCTCCATGCTGGCCGTGTAGATGTCTTTAGCCAACTGCTCTAAGCGCTGCTGCTGGCTCTGTATGGCCGCCTGGCGCGCTTGTATGGCCGTCCTCACGGCGAGGGGCGATTCCGTCCAGACCATGCGGTGCTCGCGCTCCCAACTCGCCTTATGCTGGAGAGATAACTGGGCATCGCGTGCTTGGTTAATCAACGTGTTTTGGACCTGCTGAAAGGCGGCTGCTTCCATGCCCTGCGGTGAGTTGAGGCTAGTCATGTATCATGTCTCCCTTTAGCCGAGGATCTCGTCAATGCGCCTGTGTGCCTCGGTTAGGCGCGCTGCCCGCGCTCTCGCATGCGGGTCTACGACGGGCACGGCCTGGCGCGGAGAGGTACGCGCGGCAATCGCGGTCTCCAACGTGTCCATGCGTTCACGCATCCCCCACGGGTCGTCTACCGTCGGCTCGGGGTCCCACTCATAGGCTTCGTGCAGGGCAACCGGCTCAGGCTGCGGCACCGGCACGCGAGGCGGGCGGGGCTGACTACGACGCGCGATCTCGTTCAAGTCGTCCACAAGCGATGTCGCGGTGGAAGGCGTCGTTGGCGGCTCCGGGGCGGATGCACGGGTAGGCGACAGCAGGTCGTCGAGCATGCTGTGGAGTTTGGTCGCCGTCGCCGGCGTGGGCTGATTGGTCGTGGTCATCGTGTTGTGTCCTCTATAATGTTGGTGGTCACTCAACCACCGAAGTAGCGTTTCCATTCCGAGAGCGCCTGCTGGTGTGGGTTTTGGTACGACTCACCGCCGCCAAGATGGACGCGGTAGTCCCCGATGATGTCAGTTAGATACACAACCTCGGTCGTTTCAATCTCGGGGGCTCCTTGTGTGGCCAGGCCAATCGCCGTCACGAGGTCGTCGTGGGTCCCGACGCGGAAGGCCCCATACTGCTCGTTGGCATCCTCCGACACTTTAATCTCGTAGTTCAGCAATTCCTCCGTCAGGGCGGCCGCCTCGCCCGTCTTGGGCAACAGTAGCCGATTGGTCTGTAAGAGGGATTGAAGGCGGGACACGAGCCACCCTTTGCCCAGCGCGACGCTGCCATCCTCGCGGACGGTGCGCCTATCGCCATGGGTGAAGTAGACGGCAATAGGCTGGACACCCGCGCGCGCGAGCAGGTCGACCACCGGCTGGCCCACGCCCGTCGCGTCTACATAGAGGACGATCTCCACCGGCACGACCGTTGCCGTCTGGTAGGCGCCACTTACCGGGTCGTATTCCATCTGTGGCCCCTGCGGGGGCTCCGCTCGTTTATAGAGGTTGGTGACGACGCCGGCGATGCGCTCGGCAACGACGGGGTACGCCGTGCCCAGCGGCAGGCGCTCGGTGCGGCGGATGGTGTAGCGCTCTTCCACGCCACGGCCGTTCGGGGTCGCCTGCCACACCGTTTCGGCCACGGCGATGGCCGTGGGGTCCCGCTTCTGCCCGATGTCCACACCGATGGTTATAGGTCCCATACGTCAATGTCCTCCCTAAAGGCGCGCTCAACGTCTTCACGCCGGAACGCCTGCGTCTCAGCCTCGCTGAACTGACACATGTACTCCTGGTCGTACCACCACTCGCCCATGTTGCGCCGCTCTTCGGCCAGGAACCCCTCCGAGATGCGGGGACACAGCGTCGCCGGCACTTCGTAGCGCTCCCACGGCTCCACGCCGCGCCACGCCTCGTAGAACCATCCCCGCGTGCCATGGGGAGTGGACAAGGCCAGCATCCGGCCCCCGCTGACCGCCAGCATGGGCCGGACGCTCATGTACAGGCTCTCCGCGACCCAGGCCGCCTCGTCGATGACAAGGAGGTTGACACCGCTGTACCCGCGAATGTTGCCGTCCTTCGAGCCGGGTAGGCTCACGATGCGGCTACCGTTATCGAGGGTCAGCGTGAGCGCCGTTTCACTCTCGGGCGCCACCGGCCGCCCCAGGTCCTTATAGGTCGTCAGGCACTTCTTGAACAACTCGCCAGACTGCCTGAGCGACGGCGAGAGCAACAGCACGAGGCTCCCGGCCTCATACAAGGCGGTATGCACCGCCAGGACGCTGGTAATCGTCGACTTCCCCGATTGCCTCGAACAATTTAAGAGCAACCGCGACGATGAGGAGCGCAAGACGTTCGCCTGCCACGGGTCCGGCACCATCCCCACCTGCGCGGCGAGCAACACCGGATCAAGGGCGCGCGCTAGGTCGGACGCGATAGCCGCTGAAACAGCCATCACGCCGCCCCCGTCACAGGACCGGCCTCAAAGGACACCAGGGCGGCCGCCACGGCCCGCCGCGCCTCGGGATGGGGCGCAAGGGCCATAAGTAGCGCGGCGCGTACCTGCAACCACTCAGGGGCCATGAGGACGTTGACCTGTGGCCGCTCATCAAGCTGGCCCAGCAGCTTCGCCAGGAGTTGCGTCTGCCCGGTAAGCTGCTGGGCCGTCTTTAGCACCAACTCGCGCGGGTCGGCATGCTTGCTCTCCCAGCGCTCGATGGCCACGCCAGAGCCCTGCACGCGGGCCAGGAGCCGGTCGAGTGACTCCTTGCGGCGCTGGGGCTTGCCGTCGTCCCCCGGCTGCTCATAGGTCACGAGGATGTCGCCGGCGCGTGGCCCGACATCATAGCGCGTCGGATCGTCGGCGTCGCGTAGCCAGCGGTCGCAGGCGTCGAAGAGCAGGTTAACGCGCTGAAAGCAACGCTGCAACTCCTCCATCACGTCAAGTGCGTTCTCCTCCTGCCGTGTTGCCTGGGCCTGCACCATGGCCGGCGGAAGATGCTCATCCTTGTGTCGCTGCACCGCTGTCTTACTTAACGGGACATAGCGGGACGCGACAAGGCGCACCGCCTCACCACCAACAAGCGCCCGGTCGATAGCCAGGCGCTCGGGATGCTGGCAGACGGTACACACGCGGGACATAAAACTCCTCCTACTCGTGGGACGCCACCAGGGCGCTATCACACGCCGCGACGACCTCGGTTGACAGCGCCATCATGTCGCGAACGAGCGTCAAAAGGCGGATCATCACGCCTGAGATGTCGTTCAAGTTAGGTTGTGGCAGATCGTCGTCGAGCGCCATCTGCGCAAGGCTACGCCCGATGTTCTGCGCCGCTAGGCCCTTCCGTTGTAAGGCCGCATCCGCCTGCTTGGCCTTCGTTAGCGCCTCACGGGCGTTCTGTAACGAATCAGTCATTAGGAGGCCCTCCGCTGCTGGTTTGCGAGCGCCGTGGCATTGCGCCGTCTGATGGCCGCCGGCAAGCCGCTCTCGTCGGGATCGTCGCCGACGCGCTCGATCACATAGGCCGGATAACTCATACGAGATACCCGAGACGGTGAGGCGGTCAGTGAGCGGCACGTATGGCTCGGGCGCGCGATTGCGGAGCGCGGCGGCCCTGGCCCACGCCTCGCGCTGGGAGTCCTCGTCGAGTCCGCTGATCGTTGCCTGGAGTTCGTAGATCCGCTCGTCGTTCTCCTCATCCGGCACGATGATGTCGATGTGCTGGTCTACGGCCGGTCCGCGCCCCCTTTTGCCGCGATATACCAGCGGCTCCTCGTCCGGCTCACGCCGCCGCCGCGACGGCACACGTCGCCCGGCTTGGGGATCGCCAAGATGCGCCAGGTCGCGGTCGAGCTTTGTCTCGGCCTGGAGCGTGTCGCCCCTCGTCGCCGCGCGCGTCTCGCGGTCCACCTGGGCCGTCTGCGCGGCCGTTAGCGGCATGAGGTCGCTATCGACATCAGCGATTACGGAACGGCGGGGAACGCGTGTCACGGCTGTCTTACCGCTCGCAGCACTCGCCCGTTGACTGCGGCTGGCCTTGGCCGGCGTGGTGGTGGTGGCTGTCGGACGCGTCGGTGTGGTGGTGGTTCGTTTAGCCATGTGATTAGTCTCCTTTGGTGTGTGATCGGCCGGCAGCACAAGGCCGGCGCGGCGTAGTTGGCACCGGATCTTGGCGTAGGCGCGGTGATCTCCTGGTGTACCCGCGACGAGGACAAGAGGGGCTGCCCTCGACGGCGGCGTCAGCATGAAATGGCCTGATTTGCGCCTCTCGGCGCCCCAGCCCTGTCTACGGGCCTCGTCGATAAGCCGGTCGATGTCTCGCATACTGGCCCCCTTGAGCGTGGCCGCTAACGTCGAATTTGGCCGCCGATGTGACCTGCTAACGTCGCTCCCACACCGCGCTACTTGATGCGGCGGGGCAGTTGAAACGGCAGGCCGACCGTGGGCGACTGGGTATCGCTCGGGCCGTAACTCTGCGCCGCGACGACCTTGCGCGACGTATCAATGTTGTGCTGCGTCTTGGTCTGCCCGACCTTGTTGCCGTTCTGATCTTGGACCGTGACCGTGATGCCGAGCGTGTGCTGCACCTGCTGCGCGCTCTGCATAACGCCCGACCCATAGTTGCGGCCCTGGCCGGGATGCCCCGTATAATCCCATCCCGCGGGACCCGCGTTATATTGGGCGAGGGCCTTGTCCCAGCGTCCTCCTGCGGACTTCGACGCGACTAAACTCGCGTCGAAGTCGGCCATGCCTTGCGCGGCGATCTGAGGGTCGAGCGCGGCCGCGTGCCAGTTTGCCGCCGTGACAGGCCCCTTGCCCAATTCATGAGACGCCTGGCCCAAGTATTTGAGGGCCGACGCTTGGTCCGTGAACTGGCCCAGGCCGTATCCTCCGTCCGCGCTCACCGCAGACGGGTCGATCTTGCCGTTGACCGTAGCCTCCTGACGCGACTGGGCCAGAAGCACGGACAACGGGACGCCGGTACGTTGCGCCGCCGCCTCCAAAGCGGAGAACGTTGACGCCGACAGGCCCGCACCGCCGACCTTCAACTGGCCCGCGACACCCTGATTGACCGCCGTGCCGCTGATCGCTCCGAACGCGGCGACGCCCGAGGCGTCGTAGCCGAACTTGGACGCGTCCCCGGCCCGATTGTGGGCGAGGTTATCCTGGAGGAGGGCCTGGTTGTGGACATCCCACGGTGCTTGATTGCGGTTCGCCTGATGGGCAAGCGCCGTGGGGTTCGTGAAGTCGATGGCGTTGGGGTTTATGCCCAAGTCGTAGGGGGACGGCGGCCCCAAAATGGCCGTGTTCGCGTAGGGGCGCGTGGGCTGGATGTGGTGCGGGTTGGCGCCGGCGCTCAGGTCCGTCCCGCTCGGTGTGAAACGCGGGTCCCGCGATGCGATGTCCTTAGCGCTCTGATCGGCAAGGGCCATCTTAGCAGCTATTTGCTCCGCCCAAATGGAGGCTTTCTGCATCTCGCTATTGACGCGGTTGGCGGCGTCGATGGCCGTTTTATATAAATCGGCGGCGTTATGAGGGCCGGCCGCGCCGGGCGCCGCCTCTTTTTGCTGGAGGCTTTGCTCGTATTTCTGGGCGGCGCCGGGGCCTTCGGCCGCCAATTTACGGATAAACTCGTCGGCCTGGGGGCCTTTCATCCCGCTGAAGTCGAAGCCGGCCGATGAGAGCGCCTGTTGCGCGACCCGCTCACCACCGGAGCCGACATCGTAGCGACGTGCCGTGTTCGCATACGCATCCCAGAGCGCCGCTGGTGATTTTTGCGCCGCATCGAATGGGGCCGGATTGAGGCCCAACATATAACCCTGCGCGAGCGCACTTGTGCCCGTTGACCCAATCGTGCCCGACATGGCCTGCGCGACATTGACCGATGGGCCAGCGATTGCTTGCACCGCCGCCAAACCATTGACGCTAATCTGCCCAACTCCGGCGGCTTGACCCAGTTCTTTCACCCCAGAGATAAGGCGAGATAAACTTACTCCCGTTTGCCTCGCTGCCTGATCCATTTGCGCGTAGGTGTCACCGACCTGATTAGAGGATAGGCCACCTTGCATCAACTGGCCCGTGAGTCCTGTCGCCTCGCCCAGTCCGACGTTGCCCACGCGGGCCAAGGCCATGCTCGACGCGAGGGCACCGCCCATCTGAGAGGATGTGACACCGGCACCGCCCAATTGCTGCGCGGCGGCCACACTCTCCTGTTCGTGGAAAAGGTAGGCCCACCCGGTGCGCTGGGCCGCCATCAATTCACTAGAGGGCGTCGCGCCGGTCGTGGTCCCTTCCGTGGCCGATAGCCCCTGCTTTTCCTGTTCGTAGTGCGTCTGCGCGGCATTGACGCCCAGACCAAGGACAGCGCCGCCCGCCACGGCCCCGACGGCGCCCAAGGCGAGCGGCGCCGCCTCGCCGATCAACCCTATAAGGGGGCGCGCTAGCCCCGCCACGAGGTCGCCCGTGGCGCCCATGCCGGCCGCGTTCGCCGCCCCATTGATCCCGCCGGCGACAAGGCCACCCGCGCTCCTGGTGAGGGCCTGCGCAATGTGGTCACCCAACACCGTGTCCGACCTATCCTGCTGGGTCGTGTCGTTGCTAGTGCTCCCGCTCGTCGGGCCGAAGGCGGGCGTGGCGGTGGGCCAGGGATTGGCCGCGCCGCGCTGATCGACGGTCGCGCCGTAGACTCCATAGCGCGCCAGGCGCTCCATGCCCTCCGGCGGAGGGGGGACAAGCGGCCCGGATCGCACGCTCTGCTGATAGTACGTGCCCGCGTTGACCGACGGCTGTGTGTCGTTCGGGTCTTGCCCTTGTGGCTGCTGCTGTGGACTTTGCCGGCGCAACGCCTCCTGCCAGCGTATGAGCATGTCCTGCTGCGTCGACAGTGGTTGGGAAGTGGCATCGGGCGTGGCGGCGGCGAAATCGCGCACCTGCCCCGTCACCTCAACTTGACGTGCCGTAATAGCGTCCGTCGTCTGGGCGATATCGGGGGCCGCGCCCGCGAGTCCGGCGGGTTCCATGCGCGCGACGAAGCCGGCCGCCTGCTCATAGGTCGTGGCGTGGAGGCCCTGCGCGCTGAAGGTCGCGTTGACCTGCTCTTGCAGGCGTTGCTGGAGCTGGCGGATGCCCGCGTCGGCCGCGATCGCGGCGACGGCAAGCGCCTGGATGTCATCCGTCAACGCCCCTGTTACGGGGGGTGCTGTCTCGCCCGCACTGGCCCCTGTCGGCGTCGCGGATGGCGGCGTTTGGGCGGTCAATGCCTGTGCCAGGGAGTCGGTGACGGGCGCGACGGGGGAAACAGGCACACCCGTCGCGGCGTGGCCGCCGGGTAGCGGCACCGGGATGGGAGCGGATGGGATAGAGGGCAATGGCGCCGGAATAGACGTCGTATCGTAGCCGTAGCGCGCGGGGCGCTCGATACCCGCCGCTTGCTGCTGGGCCTGGCGCTGCTGCTGGGCCTGCTGCTGCCGGTCGCGCTCGGCCATGGCCTGCTGGAACTGCGCCAGCACGTCGGCGGGTGGCTGCGTAGCGAGATTAGGTGTGGTCCCCGCGAAGTCCATGGCCCGCGCCTGGATGTCGGCGGACCTGGCCGCCAACGCATTCTTGGTCTGGGCGATGTCAGGCGCTGCCTGGGCCACGTCCGCCGGGTCCATGCGGGAGAGGAACCCGGACGCTTGCTCGTAGTTTTGCGGGCGTAGGCCCTGCGCCCCGAACGTCGCCGTGACCTGTTCGGTAAGATGCTGTTTGAGCCGTTGTAGTTGATCGTCTGCGTCGCGGGCGGCAGCCGCTAGCTGCTCGAAAACCTGCAACGCCTCATCGGCGTTGACGCTCAGGTCGATGGACGCGTCCTCGCCTTGATTTTCGCTCATCGGAGAAGTGCCCTTTAGGGGGTAAGGCAGGCGCGTAGAGTGCGCCCGGCATGTCGCGCGTGTTGAAGCTTAGTGAACCGGGTAACGAGCCGCATCCTCGGCCAGCGCGGTCGTACGTTCAGCTATGACCAGGGTCGCCCGCGCGTCCACCTCGTCCTCACTCATCCGCAACAACGGTCCCATCACCTGCACCGTGGCCGCGATCTCGTCGATAACAGGCGCGAGTACCCGCCTGAAAGACCCTATCGCGCAGACGCCCGCGAGCACGATATCCTCGACGTCCTTCCAGACGACCACGTCGCCGGGCTCCGGCGTCCGCATGCGGTTGGAGAGCGCCCACAACTCGCGCAATGCCTCGGCGATCTCGGCATCGGCTGCGCTCGCCGTCTCCCCCATAGTTAGTCGCATGCGGTCCATGTAGCCGACCATGGCCGTCCGCATCGCGCTGATGGCGGCGACACGCTCGGCGGCGACACGCTCGGCCTCTCGTACGTCGGCTAGATCGCTGGCGGCCAGCGGCGACGTCGGGTACCTATCTACCATAATCCATCCTCTTTAGTACTACAACGTTAGGTTTTTGGGGTTGGGGTAGACTGGGGGGAGGAGGATTGCTCATGATTGCCGCCTACGCCCCCTTGGTCGCGCCGCCCTCGGCGCAACCGCCCACGCCCAACCTGGCGCCGCGCGATGTGGAGCGCCTCGCCGACGACCTGGTGGCCTACCACGCCCGCTTCGCCCCGCTGTTCCAGCGCACCGAGCAGCGGCGCGCGGCGCTGCTCTACCTACAAGGCCAGTTACTTGACCTGGAGCGCAAGACGATCGAGCCACTGGCCCACGCGGTGGTGGGCGGTGACGTGCAGGCGCTGCAACAGTTCATCGGGCAGAGCCCGTGGGACGCCGAGGCCGTG